AAGTCTGAGATGAAGATGGACAAAGCTCAAGACAAGGCCATGATCAAGAAAGCCTTTAAAGAGCATGACATGCAAGAGCACAAGGGCGGCAAGGGCACGAAGCTAAAACTTCAGGCCGGCGGCGTTCCTAAGTACGCAACTGGTGGTGTCGTTCAAAAGTATGCGACCGGTGGCGTTGTGCAAAAGTACAAAGACGGCGGTCATGTGGCAATGGCTTGCAAAGACGGCGGTGGCTTCAAAGCCAATAAAAAAGGCGGCTGCTTCTAAAGTCAAATATGGGGGCTTAATCGCCCCCATGTTTTGCAAAAATCTTGAATTTAATAGGTGAGTCATGTCACAAATCGTTTCGTACACTGCCCCGTCCAGTCAAACGGACAACCAATTACGCACGCAAATCTCCTCACGTTCTGCGGCATACGATCCGGTAGACAAACTGCGCGTGTCTCAGCCCCAGGCTTTGATTGACACCGACTTTGAGTACGGCACGCAGCCAACCAAGTGGGAATCTATCAACCTTCAAAACAACCGTCAGGGCGCGTACATCATCCCTCAGGTTTACACCACGGTTGACAATAGTGCCTCGAATAAGGGCGTCCAAACGACAAGTGGAAGTCGCACTGTTTCCGTATTTATGGCAAACACTGGCGCTTATGTGGTCGGCACGCCTATCTTTATTTTAGGTGCCACAAACCCTAACATTAACGGCTGGTGGTTGGTCACAACGGTCAGCACCAACGTATCGGTATCGTTCCTGATTGACGCAAACGCGACAGCCACGACCAACGTGTTTAACCCCGGCAAGTCGTACGTTTATCCCGGCAACTTCTACAGCAACTGCGGCTTTCAAGTCGGTTCAAACTGTATCACCGCAAGCGCGACCACAACCCCCCTTTGCACAACCACTTACCCTCACGGGTTGAACGTAGGCGACTACGTCTACATGAGAGGTTTTGCGGGTGACTTAAACGTCAACGGCGCATGGATTGTTGCTACAACGCCAACTGCGAGCACCTTTACCTTTACCACTGCGACAGCGGTCACAAGCCCAACAAACAGCGCAGGACAGGCCAACGTATTTATGCGCCCCGCGGGTTGGGTTGAGTCACGCCCCTACGATGGCGGCGTTGCGTTCTCGGCTGGTGGCACGATCACCAACCAACAACTGATTCGCCAGACCCGTCGTTATTTCCGCTACCAGTCAGGCAAGGGTATCCAGTTCTCAACTGGCTCTGCGCTGCAGCCAACGTTGTTTCAACCGGTCTTAACGGCCTCGGGCACCACGGTAACCGTGACGACCTCTGCGCCGCATAACCTTGCTGCAGGCACAACAATCCAAGTGTCGGGTGCTACTCCAAGCGGGTACAACGGTATTTTTGTCATCGGCACTGCAGGTTTTTCAAAGACCACTTTTCAGTACACGACAACCTTTGCTAACACACCAACGTCAACACCTGCGATCGGCAACTCGATTCGAGTTAACCCAACGCTGTGGTATGGCGCTCAGAACTCTGTGGGTATCTTCGACCAACAAAACGGGATCTTCTTCCAGTTTGATGGCCAACAGTTAAACGCGGTTGTTCGTAACTCGACCATTCAAACCGCAGGGTATTGCCAGGTGACGCAGGGTAATGCGACCGTCACGGGCGTGGGTACAAACTTCACCACCGCGCTCACGCCTGGTCAGTTTTGCGTCATCCGCGGTCAGTCTTACCGAGTCATTGCGATTGCAAGTGACACCTCATTGACGATTGCCCCTGAATACCGTGGCAACTCATACGATTCGACCAACTCGCCCAACGGCGGCTACATCATGTCGGTAACCACTGACACGAAGTACCCACGCTCGACTTGGTTTGATCCAATGGACGGCACAGGCCCATCGGGCTACAGCATTGACCTGACCCGCATGCAGATGTGGTACGTCGATTACTCTTGGTACGGCGCAGGATCAATTCGTTGGGGCTTGCGCGGCAAAGATGGTGCGGTGACCTATTGCCATCAGGTGCAGAACAATAACGTGCAATACGAGGCTTATATGCGCTCGGGCAACCTGCCTGCGCACTATGAGTCAAGCGGACTGACTCCTACGTCTTTCTTGACCGCCTCAATCGGCACTGGCGACACCACAATCCCCGTGGCTGATACAAGCCTGTTTAACTCAAGCGGCATCGCTAAGATTACGGCGAGTGGCACGTCAGGTGCGATTGAATACGTCACCTACACAGGCAAAACGTCAACATCATTGACGGGCGTGACTCGAGGCGCGACAGGCGGTGCAGCGGCGACAGCATTTACTGTCACCAACCCACAGACCGCCTATGTGACTATTGAATACGCAACCGCTGACTCTGTGCCTTCAATCTCGCATTGGGGCTCATCGGTCATCATGGACGGCCAGTTCAACGACGATAAATCGCTGATCTTTAACTACGGCATGACAACACCTTTGGCTGTCTCGGCCGCGGGTTCGTATGCCTTGATGGCCATCCGGATTGCCCCCTCGGTTGATAACGGCACAACGGACGTTCTTGGCTTAAAAGAAAACATCAACCGCATGCAGTTGCAGCTTGACTCTGTGTCAATTATTGCGTCAACGCAACAGGTGCTGATTAACTTGGTGCTGAACGGTCGCCTTGCGGCAGCGTTCTCTGGCACTGGTGCCGTGACGTCATTCGTTTCACCACAACAGCTCGCAGGCGGGTTCACCTCTTCGCTAGCTCAGATTGCGGTGAACGGGGCAACTGGAACAACAGCGACCATCACAGGCGGTGAGTCTTTGGCGGCGTCTTATGTGCCGATCGGCATCAATACCTTGGACTTGTCTCAGGTTCGTGACTTGGGTAATTCGATCTTGGGCGGCGGGGTGAATAACACCGTACCGACAACCCAGGCGGGTCTGTACCCAGATGGCCCAGACATCTTGTATGTTGTGGCCACCACCACGGGTGCCGCAAACATCCAAGCGCGTCTGTCTTGGAAAGAGGCTCAGGCTTAATCATGCCAAGCAAATCACCTGCTCAACACAGGCTGATGGAGGCCGCCGCCCACACTAAAGGTGGGTTTGGCGGGGTTCCTCAGAAAGTCGGCAAAGAGTTTGTTAAGGCCGACAAGATGAAAGACGGTGGCGGCTTGTACGCCAACATCCACGCCAAGCAAGAGCGCATTGCTCACGGCTCGGGCGAGAAGATGCGCAAGCCTGGCAGCGCCGGTGCACCTACGGCCGATGCCTTTAAAGAGTCTGCAAAGACTGTGAAAAAGGCTAAGGGTGGCGGTGTATCATTGGCCGTTGGGCGTGGCGAGAAGCTACCCACCAAGCAAGGCGCAGGTTTAACCGCCAAGGGTCGTGCAAAGTACAATAGCGAGACAGGTAGCCACTTGAAAGCACCGCAGCCACAAGGCGGTAGCCGCAAGGATTCATTTTGTGCCCGCATGAGCGGTGTAGTTAAGCACGCAAGCGGTGATGCGCCACGCGCAAAAGCCTCACTCAAACGCTGGAAATGTCCGGGGTGGTAGATGTCAACTAGCGGCACAGTCTCTCAGACCACGATCTCTGTACAGCAACTCATTGATCACGGGGCTCGTCGCGCAGGCAAGCTCTCTGAAGAGTTGACTGTTGAGCAGGTACAAGCGTCTAAGCAGAGCTTGTACTACCTGCTCTCAAGCCTAAGCAATTACGGCGTCAATTACTGGGCGATCAACAAAGTTATCGTTGGTCTGCAGCCCGACAAGTACGAGTATTTCTTGCCGCTCGGCACGGTTGACGTGCTCAACGCCAACTACCGCACGCTCACCAACGTCAACACGGGTGCCTACAGCACGTCAGGCGTGACCCTGAACGCCTTTAACGGCGTGGGCGACCTGATATGCCAACTGAGCAGCAACACGGGCGCTATCGGTATCGCAAACGGTACGAGCAGCCCTGTCTACATCAGCACGATCGGCATCTTGCCCGCGGTATCAGGCTCGGTGACCGTAAACCTGCAGTATTCGATGGACGGCACGACTTGGGTGACGGTTTACGCCCCCGGTGCGGTCACATGGACTGCAGGCACTTGGATTTATTATGACCTTGACCCCTCTGCAACCGCCCCTTTTTGGCGTATTCAGCAGGTTTCTGGTGTCAATATGGGGTTCTACCA